TGACAACAATATCATATATCTTTGAAGTCCTTCCGGATATTACTGCCTCTATTATAGTTCCAATGTATCTTAACTGTGAATAGATATAATTAAAGAAGAATAAAACAATCATCAATACCACATAAAATAGCGCCCATACATAATTTTTTAATTTATATTCTACATATTTACTTGCAAAACTACTTCTATAATTTTCAAATATCGTATGTATATTTATAAACGGTTTCCAAGTGATACCGAATATAAAATCCAATGTGCTATGAAAAAATGTGCGTGTGTCTATATGATAAAACATTGACATTACTGTATCCGTCATAGTCTTTTTCGTACCACCCGCCATTTTATCGACGGATTCTTGTGTTAAAGCGGCGAATTCTTCCTTGGGAGGGGGCAACGTATCCTCATCAAGTTCGTGTATTTTCTCTACACCAGTATATCCGCTTTTCGAAATATATGCATACTCTTTTTTGATAGATTCGCTCAATGAAGAAAATGTACCTAACCAATATTCCAAATGTATATTGGGAAATAAAATTTCGGGGTGTTCATATTCATTCAAAAAGAAAAATATAAAAAAGATGTTATACGTCACATAAATCATGATCGGTATCTGTAGAATAGTATAAATTTCGTCCCGGATTATTTTTGCATATTTTAAAAATTCTTTACGTCGGCGTTTTACTTTTGATCTACAACTCCCATCGTCAATATCATCATCTATCAGATTCACATCGACTTCTTCTATGTTCGTATCTTCTTCTATAGACGGGTTTAGTAAAATTGCCTGATTTTTTATTTTGCTGATTATTTCCTTATCCTCCAATTGTGCATTAAAAAATATGTCAAATTTAATCAACATATCTGTCTTGTCCCCTCCCGATTGATTGTTAAAATAGTTTGAATAATTTAGTGCATATGTTTGTACAATCACATTAATTATATTCTGTGTAGTAGGATCATTCACACTATTATTTTGTATAATCCAATCGTGATTCGAAAGGATTGCATTAACCGAATATTGCTGGAAAATGGTCAATTGATTGAATCCTGTATTTGAACTATTTGCATATGCCTTTTCATTCGATTTGGTGGATGGATATTCAGACGAACTAGACGAAGATTCGGTGAGAAGAGGAGGTTCGGAAGGTTCGGGAGGTCCAGGCGAATTTAAAGGGTTCGGATATTCGTCTTCATCGTAAAACTCTAAAGAATCCATGGATTCAACAAATGATTCTAATCCACCCCTCGATTCGCAATATACAAAATATACATAACCTATAATACGAAATAGATAATTTAATAATAGAGCATCGAATGAAACAATGGGACATGTTATATATTTGATAAATTTCCGCCATCCTTTCACTACCCCTAATGAATTCAACTTGTTACCCAATTGATCTATCCAGTTATAGCAATTTTTAAAATAATTGTCATCAAATATTTCGAATCCCTCCTTGACAGATGGTGAAGTTTGTCCTATAGGATTCTTCTCGCTAAGTGGTTCGTCTACGGGTGTCGCAGACGAAAGAGTTTCGAATAATTCTATCGGTTTATAATTGTCTGGTACATGTATGGAATTATCGGAAATATCCGCCTTATTCTTCCACGATGTCATATAATATAGAATACTATATGACAATATTATCTCGAATATAACATTCCGCAGTTGCCTCCAACGAATGTAAGAACATTATATCGTTCTTCAAAAAGCGTCATGTTATAATTATAATAATTCAATTGCCAATTCGATTTTATTATGCCTACTGCATTTGCATTTCCGTCGCATATAATATTGAAAAGAGAATTCGCGGGATCAATGGGTGGTACAATCGTCGTTATTTCCAATTCAATGGTTCGGAATTTGCTTAAATTGATTGCACCGGACGGTTGATATTCAAACGGGTTTGTATTGAGACAAAAATTATAGCAATATAGATAGTCTACTGCAGAACCCTGTGTCCGCGTATATTTTTCCACATAATTATAAATACCACTTTCGAGAATATTTTCGCGGTATTCTCCATTGAGAATAATGCCCATAGATACGAGAATCTCTTTTATGTTGTAACTCGCATAATTCCCGGTAGACAAAAATCCGGTACTTATTCCATTAGGATCGTATTGTGGTCCATATCCTATATTTGTCACCCCGACTGTGATTTCGAGTGGAATGTTATTTGGTGCGATTGCATCTTTCTCAAACAATAGAGTGTCCGTGAGTTGTGCGGGTATAGTGCGATATGGCCAATTCGTGTAATTGCCCCATTCATTCCTCATATTCACATCATTTCGCTGTAAAAACCACATCCAACTGGCAATCATTCCATTCGATGTAAGGGGTAATCTCGCAGTCCCCGTTATATTATAGAAATTATACTCGAATACGTCTTTTACTAAATATACTTGATCTTCGGTTGCAAAAAGTGTCGATTCTTCATTCGATAAAAAGCAATACGTTGCAACTAAATGGACATCTGCATTCCATGTATTGTTTTTATTCTCGTATGCATTTGCGGGAATAATAATGTCTTCACTGGGCGGGGTTTGCAAAAACTGGTACATTTTGAATTGCTGTAGATTGAAATCGGCGCGCTGATAAGGGAAATCATTCGCATGGTCATATACATTCCTTACGATGAATAATTCTTGTATGGGACGTAATGTGACATGGATAACGAGTTCATTATATTGCAATGCGACCAATGGGAACGCACATCTACTATCCATCGTAAACCACGTATTAATCGGGACGTAAATCGTCCGTCCACGGATCGACGGTTCTGCACCCGCTATATTCGTCGTATAGTATGCATTGGGGTAGGTATTTTCCCTAGAAAATGCATTGGCTGGATCATTCAATTCACCTATATTACCAGACATGCGATTGAAGAGGGCCTTTTTTTCTACGCTACAATCGCGTTCTATCATCGCCTTCAAATACTGTCCAGAATATCGTTGTAGAGTGAGTGATCCACAAGTAATGAGTATTTCTTCAATCATCTGTGTCCCTAAATCGGGGATCCATTTAAATTCATATGGAGACCATCTCCAATTCGTTTCTTCTACTGGATTCATAAATGGACTCCATATATCAGGTAGGTTTAAAACGAGGTATGTGTCCATCAAAAGATCCGCATATCGCTTCACTTTAAATGTGAATGTAGTAGGTTCGCTCAATCGCAAACTGCGAGAACCGTCGAAATCCAGGCGAAACTTTTGAAGGCCGAAATTTGTATATTTTGAGTATGTGACTTTAAAAAACGTTTTTGTCGGATTTCCAGTTAATATCACATTATTATTTCCATTCGCAATGATGTTTAGCAATCCTCCGGCCATTTAATATACTATTATACTCTATTTTCTTTATTTTAACTCTATATATAAATAATGTATTTCTATAAAAAATGTATGATTTTAATCATCATCGCGATTGCGTCCTATATATTATACCGTCTTTATAATCGACGTATATCGATTATAGCAACTGAAAATAAAAATCCAAAAGTAGAAATCGAGGGATTCACTAATTCCGTCGTATCCAATTTACAAAATGCAAATAAAACGGAATTAAATGTTGTCAATTTCGATACGAGTACAATCAATTCTAAAAACGGATATAACAACCAGAATCTTGCATTGGAACTGAAACAATATTGCATTAAATCGTCCTATAAGACTGCATTCAATGGAACAGACGTGTCGACTGATATGATAAAATACGTATTGGAACGCGGATGCAGGTTTATTGACTTGGACCTTTTCTACGATAATCCGTCTACTACATTGTCGCCAAATTCGACCTCTAAATGTTCTGTAGTAAGTTACTGTGAAAATCCAGACGACACAACTTCAGTTGAATCTTCGCCAACATATACAAAAATCACATTTAGTAATGTTTGTAGTTTTATATCTCAACACGCATTTAGTACGGTTCCAAATGGAAACGATCCACTCTTTGTCCAATTGAACTTGAATTGTCTGGATAAATCTAAAAAGAGTGTATTTTATCAAAATGTCGCCGAATCCATCATGACGGGATTCTTGACTAATCAATTATATCAAGGGCAAGTTGATAGTAATACATCTATAAATAAACTAATGAAAAAGGTGGTGTTTGTCATGAACAACCGTTTATGTAGCGATTACAAGAATTCGAAATATGCAACTGGTGGAAACTACATATTAATGAATTATATAAATATGAACAATTCCGGAGATCCGACTACATCTACCATGTTGACTATAAATTACGATATTATGAAAACGAATGCACCTTCCCCTATACAAATCCATCAAACGGATGGGAATTCCGGGAATGATGTGATAAACGCGAATTTTAATCAAGTTCTTCCTATAGAGGCAAAAACAATGATGACGCAAAATATACCGACATTATCTACCACTTATAATACAGTAAATATAATACCTATGATGTTTTGGATGAATGATGCAGAATTGGTGAAATATGAGACGATGTTTACGAAACAAAAACGGGCGATTGTACCTATGGGAAAACTATACAAATACTTGTCGTGGTATAAACAGCAATATGCATCTTTTTGAAATACGATTGATTACGTGTAAATAATTATCATCGAAATGTAAATGATTCAATTATTGATGGCGTCCTCTATCCTCTTCTTGATCCCGGCAATATATGCATTGACAAATCGTCAATGCATTATTGGCGCCATAATAACGACATGTAGTATAATCTCCTTTATATTTTGGTCAAATCCCGAAGACGAAATCGTTCGAGAATGGGATATTATGTTTGCGCGGATAAATTTTACATATATGGTTATACACGGATTGATATATTACGATTTCTCGAATACGGTGGAACTGCTAATGACCCTTATTTTATTAGGTTTAGTGATACATACCTTCATGGGGTCGAATTATCTATATGGCGATAACAATCTCTGGATATTTTACCATTTCTTTTTTCATATAAATTGTACATTGTTGAATTCCATTGTCATAAAGAATGTTATCGAACGATCGATCCTATAAAATTGATTTCAATCTGGGTATCCTATACATTATCATTCCACTCGTCTACTATGAATACATCAAGAAGAACCCACGAATTATCATTCGATGCAATGATTGACGAAAGAATCGTCGCTATTTTAGATAGTAGATATGTGAATCATGCGTCTAGTCATATAGAACAATTCAACGATGCGATGAAAAGCGATATCGATAAAAGAATTGCATCTAGAGTGGAGCGCATATTCCCTCGGATGGACAAATACATTCATCGCGAACACTCGCGCATTCGCGACGAGATAAATGCGGAAAATCAGGTGAATAAATATCAACAGGAAATCCGACTAGATGCACTATATGACTCTGTTACACAAACCATGCGAGGTGTCTCGAAAATAGAAGACCACGTAAAATATATGATGACTCAACAAGACGACGAACATAATGCCATATATAAAGGTCTAAATACCAAATTCGATTTACAGCGTATCGAAATCGACCGACTGCACAAGAAAGTGGAATACCTATCTAATCAGATGGCAAAAGACGGAACAACAAAGAAAACCCCGGTCTCGGGGTGCGAACCAAGACAAAAGAAGAAGGAAATCCTATTGGATACCGTTGAAGTATCGCAACATTGGACTACAGAGGATATAGAAGATGCCAATATGCGAGGAGCCACCGAGACAGCGAAAGCCACCGAGACAGCGACAGCCACTGACTTTTCGGGATATATTCGACAATATGAACGCAAATATTCAACCTCTTTGAAATATTATAATGAAATCGATGAAGATATACTCGAGTTCATCGATCATTTGAAATGCACTTGCTATAATATGGCAAATAAAGGGGATCTCCCTCTAAATGAATGGACTGCCGTCATAGAGGCATTGGAACGGATCAATTCAGAATATATCAAATATCGATTACAACAAATCAATACCGATAAAACGTTACGTGATACGATCGAAAGACGATTAGTCGAACTCGTCAATAAAGTGGGAATAAAATTTCTGGCATGCGTGAAAAAAATCCATAGTGTAGATCTATAATGTAGTTCCTCCCTCTAATATCCACCATCCAATAGTCATATAGAATCATTCATTCACCCTTTTTTTATGGACCCCATCTATCTATCTATCTATCTATCTATCTTATTTGTTACATTTTGTACAGGATCCCAGGAATATCACGGTAAATAGAATGTCCAATAGAAATCCAGTGATACTAAATGCGTATAATACCCATTCGATTTCGGTCTTTTCCTCTATAGAATGAAAATAAAATATCAATAATCCGAAAAAGGGAATGGCCAATATATCACCTATATGACTAAACGTCTTCATATCCATATTATAATATTGTGCGAAAATAACGAATGTCGTTTTGCTACTATCTAGTAGTCCGAATACATAATATTTATTCTATAGGATGGACCATTTTCTCATGTGTTTTATTCTATCGTAAATATAAATGAAAATAATAAAATCCGCAAAGGATGCATTGAAATTCTGTATACCTTTTATAAACGCAAATCCGGCGACAACGAATCTTCTACCGACTCCATTCACTCCTACGAATGAAAAGGGACCGTGGGAAATGTCGGAACGCGCATTAAACACTACATTAAAGTATCTATATGACAAATTGCACCATTCTTGTTATTTGCTTTGTTCGAATGGAGAAACGTCGACTTTAGTCAAATTGGAATCCACGACATCTTCCCCCGATTTCAAGAAAGTATTGGAAACGGAATTGAACCGAATTGCGGAAAATTCCACCATTACAGAAAGACAGCGAGAAACCATCCGCGATTTCATTACCGATAAAGACGGTGCCATATCCAATAGATTACGTATATTACAATGTATCGTAAAAAAGATCAATGAAGATGCGACGACATCGAATGAATACGAGACGTTTTTCGGTGATATACCCCTCCCCTCCGGTGTATATGTCATGAATTTGACGGATGCGGTCCTTTTACGAAAAGACGGTACATATCCGTTCCCCATCTATCGTGGAAAAGCGCCTACAATGGAATCCGAATACAAAGGTCCGTTTCTCCCCATATTCAGTCTTTCGGGAAATGTGCAATATCACGATATCCCCATTCCGAATTACGACGACGTTTCTTACATTTTAGGAAAAGCGTCCTATCGGATTGCCGATTTTCAAACGGAATGGGAACAAAAGAATATTGCAAAAGCCGTATTCCGTGGAGGTCCTAGTGGATGCGGGTACACGGCAGAAACGAATCAACGTATAAAACTCGCGAGTCTTCCCGCCAATGCGGATTTGGATGTGGGAATCGTCGGCGATAAACGCACGATTGATTCGAATTCGATCCGGTTTGATCCTATCCATGGAATCGGAATGTTAAATACGGGTATTCGTCCTATAGGACGATTGAATTATGTGGATCAGAGCAAATACAAATATATAATCCACGTGGACGGAAATGTAAATGCATATAGATTGCTCACCATCATGGCGACGGGATCGCTCATACTCCGTGTAAAGAGTGCATATACGGCGTGGTTCGACCATCTCATTCGTCCGGGGGAGCATTATATCGAGATCGCGTCGGATTTATCGGATTTACAGGAACGCGTCGAGTGGTGTAAAACCCACGACGACGAATGTCGGGCGATGGCGCAACGGGCGCGCAATTTTGCATCTATAGGACTAACGCCTGAATATCTTCGTGGGGCATTTCAATCGATTGTTTTATCCTATGGTTCAAAACCGGGACCCATACCTGATAGTCTTATAGGACAATCATCTCGTGGGAAAGTGAAAAAGACGAGAAAAGTGAAACCTGTATTGGCATCTCCTGGATCTCCTGGATCTCCTGGATCTCCTGGATCTCCTGGATTCTATATAAAAGGTATATCCGAAAAATGTAAAAAAGGATTTATACAGGATAAGAAGGATAAGACACGATGTGTGAAAAAGAGCACGACATCCTCCGCGACAAAGAAGAAGGGTCATCCTATTTCGATTGATAAAATACGGGAAATGATGAAAAAACGCAAAGAATGCGTCCAGAAATATCGCATAAAACATCAAAATGATAAAACGAAAAAAGTAGCAAAAGTAGAAAAAGTTCCTAAAGTAGCAAAAGTAGCAAAAGCGCCAAAGGGACCGAAGGTACCGGTTCAAGAGGCGCCTCCGGCGCCACAACCACAAGAAGATACATCTATTATATCCAGCGTGACAAACAGCGTGACAAACATGTTCAAGGGAGTCCTATAGAAAAATATATCGTGGTAATATAAATGCCATATACCAAAACGAGAAAGAAGAGGTATAATACAGATCTATGTGACGATAAAATGACATTTCAAGATTGTGAACTCGCTATATTACGTAATGCGGTAGATGAAACCGAGAAAATGGTGGGTACAAAAATCGCAAATAGTGAAGACGTGAAACGCATGATTGTTATTTTAGAGAACTTTCTCATCCAGAAAAAACTCATTTGTTATGGAGGAACGGCCATCAACAATATTCTTCCTAAATATGCACAATTTTATAATCGCGATGTGGAAATCCCCGATTACGATTTCTTTTCTGCAAATGCCCTAGAAGATGCGAAAGAACTCGCCGATATTTATTATGAATCGGGATACATGGAAGTAGAGGCCAAAGCAGGAATGCATAATGGCACATTCAAGGTCTATGTCAATTTCATTCCAATGGCGGATATTACACAACTGGATCCTGTCATATATGACAATTTGTTGAAAGACTCTATCACGATCGCGGGGATCAAATATGCATCCCCCGATTATTTGCGAATGGCCATGTATTTAGAATTGTCGCGACCTGCGGGGGATGTATCACGCTGGGAAAAAGTCCTTAAACGGCTCACACTTCTCAATGAACATTATCCTATAAAGATCCCCTTCCAATGTAATCGCGTCGATTTCGAACGAAAAATGAAAATATCGGATAAATTACGGGAGACGATTTATCTATCTATCCGCGATTCATTTATCGAACAGGGCGTCATTTTTTTCGGGGGATACGCCACGTCTCTCTATTTAGATACCTATATGACCAATGGTAAAGGGGATCGCAATC